TACTGCATGTTTTTTATTAGCAGTGTAATTTGAATATTTCATAATAAAATTACCATATTTTAATTCTTCGGAAAATGCCAATGTATTCTTTAATGATGGGCCTACTACCTCTAAATGAGTATGTGAATTATCATAATGATATAGCACCTGACTACTTATATTCTTCGAACAATCGTTTTGTTTCATTTGATATTCAACAAGAACAATATCAGGAGTTGAAAATTTAGAATCTAATAAATTCAATAATAATTTAAGTCCTCGCGTTCTTTCTAATAGAGAACCTAGGGGATTTTTCTTTTTGTCAATCTTTTTGTTTTTTATTATTGGCTTTGCCTTTTGTTCTAGCTTCTGTTCTAGCTTCTGATCAATCTTCTGTTCAATCTTCTGTTCAATCTTCTGTTCTAGCTTCTGATCAGTATTATGTTCATCAAATAAATTATTAATTGTCTTTGTATCTAATAAATTAATAACTTGAGTCCATTCTATTTTTACTATTGAATCTAATAAGGAGGATAAAGTTTTATATATACTAATTAATTCTTCTAAAGTATGATTGATATTTTTTTCTTTTCTATCCATGCACATTTTAAACTTTAATTCATCACTGAGCAACAATTGATTGATTTTTACAATACTTACTCCCATATTTTTTACTGCAGAATCGAAACTAAATATTAACATTTATTTTATTTTATTTAAATGTATATTTGAGTGTTTGATATACTTTTTTATCATTGATTTAAATGGAAAATATAAATGATCCAAATAATATTATGGGAATGGCTGACATATACGCGGATGACAATGAAATGCTTGATTCGCTTAAAATAGAAAAAAAGATAACATCCAGTGGTAAATTTTCATTAGATAGTTTAAGTAGGATAAAGGCTAACGAACCTAAAGAATACGAAACAGAATTAGATAACTTGCTCAAGTTGTGTCGCCCTGATACTCAAAAATCGCAACATATAGGAATGGGCAGTTCATATATGAACCCTGATCTGATTGCAACAAATAAACATGACTCAGATGACGAAGGCTTTGTATCTAGATCGCCCAGACGTTCGCCAAAAGCCTCGCCAAGGCATTCACCCAGACGCTCTCCAAGACATTCACCTAGACGAACACCAAAGGCTTCGCCTGTAGCGTCTGGTCGGGGTTCCATTAGGGCTTCTCCTGTGCCATCAGCCAGAGGGTCGCCAATTCGTCCCAAGGCCTATAGTAGTTTTAACGAGTCGGATGACGAACGAAGATCTCGACAAGTAGATAAAGTGCTAAAGAACTCGAATGACGATAGGTATAAAGATGATAGACATAGAGAAGATAAGGGATTTGACTATGAAGAATTAGAAGAAGAAGAGATGGCACAAATCATAGAACAAATCGATACACTTCGTGTAGATCTAGCAGATGAAGAAATTGATTTATCAAGAATACCCGAGGTATCATCTAGCACCACAAAAAAAGAAGCAAAGGCAATCCTTCGTATTCTAAGAATCAAATATAACAAATCGAGATATTGCGATTTATTCGATGAGGCTATTCTCGCTGGTTCATATGGGCTAGAAAAAATATTCGATGGTAAGAATGAATGGTTTGGCAATAAGATCGATCTTACTGGCTGGTCGGAGACCGTAAAATCCAAACTTAAGAAAATTCGCCCTGATACTTCAACTCTTGTAAGTAATGTAGTAAAGGATTATGATTTCGGACCTCTAGGAAGGATATTATTCGTTCTATTACCAAGTTTATTATTCCATTCGAGAAGTCGCAGATTAAAATCAAATGATAATTTATCTAATGACGACCAATATAGGGACGCATTGCGAAAAATAAATTTAGATAAATAATGGGTTGCATAGCATATAATATTAGTGCAATGAATGAAATTAAAAAGAATGAAATACAGAAGAATGAAATTAAAAAGAATGAAATACAGAAGAATGAAATAGAAATGAAAAAGGTCAAAATACAGAAGGGTAGTCCAAATATGAAATATTCGACACATTCTAAATTATCTTATAAGCGAGTGCTTAGAGAATTCTTTATAGATGACGTCGTTGATATTATTTTATCATATCTTAAAGATTTTACTAAGGTATGTGATTGCGTTTTAAATCAGAGGTATAGCGTATTGGCAGAAGAAAAGCTTAATAGCTTAGTATTAAGAAATAGTTTTAGTTCAAGTCTTAACAAAGAACAAAATAACATTCGAACTCTCTATTCAGTTGATATATGTAATAAATGTATATCTACAATTTATAACAAAAAATACAATTTTAAAGTATTTAATCCAAATAAAAAAAATTATCTAAATATATTTGTCAAGAATACCGAATGCAATATTATTATAAATTCACAAGCCTTTATCCATGGCATGAATGATATGGTAAGATTTAATGTCATTAAAAAAGAATACAAGTATTCTCATACTAAATTATTTTATCATATGTTAGAATATTACCTTCCTGATGCTAAGCTAACTTATGATTTAAATAATTTAACAGCGTTTAAACGAGTGAATATTATAATAAGACAAAGTGAATAGTAAGTGTTTATGTATTTTTTTTAATCCGTCCACCGCTTTCTCCAATTGGGATAAAAATGGGGAATATCTACCCAATACCATATACACAACATATAAATTTGATACTTGTTTAATAAATAACATTCTTTTGTATGAGTATTATATACACGATGTTGGCATGGGTCGGAATCTAGGCATAAATTATTAACTTCATACTTTCCTATTTTATAATATCCATAAATCCAATTGTGCAATTCATTACGCTGTTTGTTTAATGTTTCTAAAGTGTCATCGGCTTTGTCTATATTCTCTGAAATATTATTATCAGTATCATCGTCGCTCATTTTTATAAATTATTGTTATGTGTTTAAATTAAAAAAAATTAATACACATGTTCCATCCAGCTTTTAAATTTATAATAACATTTTTTCTAATTTTTCCAAACGTGGTTTCTAATCTTTGTCAATCCCACTTAATTGTTTTAATTTTAATAATAGCTTTATCTGAATTATCATATGATTTACGTTCTAATAAAGATAAACGAGCTTCAAATACACTCAACATAGCAACTGCTCGGCTAAGACGATCATTACACTGAATTACCTCTTCTTTTAATTTTATTAATGCCATATCGTAAGGCATTTTAATCTCTGTCATTTTAACTTTGATTAAGTGATATACTGCGAACCCATCTACAAACTGTAATTTGTCTATATTTTCTTTAATTGCATCTATAAATCCTAGATATGTAAAATATGAGTTTGGTTTCGTAACATCTCCCTCGAATAACTTATCTCTCGTTTCATATTGTAAATGTGTAAATTCTACAGGAGACACTTGATCTATCAGCTCTTCAACTCGAGCCAATGCATCAGTTTCGAGTTCTTTTTTAATTAGCTTAAACATTAAGTTTTATCTTAAATTAGTAATTCAGTTTTTAAAATTGATTTCATTTATACGCATAAACATTACAGTATAACAATCCAAAATGAGAAGAGAATGCGATTGCGACAATTTTAAGTCATCGATTGCTAGTATGCATATTATTGATGGAATTCCAAAAGGAGAATTAGAAATTGATGAACTATTATATGATAAAGAATTGATTAAATTAAATAATGAGGGAAGAATTAAATTATACTGTGAAAATAAAAATGAACTTATTTTTGTAAATTCTAAATCTCCTCATTTCAGACATAATAATCCATCCAATGAACATTATTATATGGGTCCTTGGCACACCGAATGGCAATCAAACTTTGATGCAGAACATAATGAAATTATAATTGGAAATAGAAGGTGTGATGTTGCGATAAATAATAAAGCATTAGAATTTCAGCATAGTAATATTTCTAAAGAAGAAATTGAACTTCGAACTAAAAATCATATAGATAATGGTTATGAAGTATATTGGATAATTGATTATAATAATGAATTAGATGAGCTAATTGGTAATGAAACTATTACACTTCATTTGAAGGGTGCTGATTGGAAATATACACATTTTATTAATGTTGATACTCTAATACATATTTATCTTAATAAAGGAAATGATATTTTTATCATAAATCCTAATTTTATTAAAAATCAGCATATCACCATATCTTTTATGCAAAAAATATCAAAAGAGAATTTTATAATGCAAATAAAAGAAAATGTTAAGACTGTTATAGATGACTTAAAACAATGCACATTATACCACAATCAAAGAGGAGCCGGGTGTGGTAAGACTTTTGAAAGTATTCAATTAATTCAAAATCAAGAAGAATTTAAACATAAGGAAACATTTATTTATCTTACAAAATTACATTCTGCTAAACATGTGATTTATAAAGAGTTTGAAGAGCAATATAAAAACAAAAGACTTGAATCACTTAGTGAGTTAAAACAAACCTCAATAGAATCATCAAAGCAGATAATATTTACTTTTGAAAGTCTTAATAGAAAAAAAGGCAAAGTAATAATAGGAACTATAGATTCGTTTGTATTTGCTAATGCTAAAAATGCAAAATTGGACTCTAGCAGTAAATCCTACTTTGAATCATTAATGCATGTAATAATTGAAAACGATTATAAAGAAACTACTAAAACAGGTATTCTTAATTATACTAAAGACAATACAAAACTAAATAAAAGAACATTAATTATTGTTGATGAGGCTCAAGATTTGCCTATTATGTATTTACAAACGCTTATGAAATTAATGGCTCATCATTATATAGATGTTTATATTATCGGAGATAAATTACAAAGCATATGGAACGACAATAATATACATATGTATATATCGAGTGATGAATATTTATTAGATGGGTATATTTCAAAATTATTAAAATATATTAATGTAGTAAAGAGCGACCAAATTAATAATGTAAGGCGTTTTCATAATCAACACTTTAAAGATCTTGTGAATAATATTATTGAATTTAAAGAAAATGGCTTAACCCCTATTGAAGAAATATGTACTGAAGAAAAGTGTAGATATATGCATAACAATATTATTCCTTATAAATTTATTGACTGTGGAAATATTTACGGTAAATATCCAAATAAATTAGAAGATGACCATAATCTATGTGTATTGATTCTTAAGTATATGGATGAAAGAGTAGAAGAAAATAAATATGTACCAGAAAATTTTATGTTTATATTTCCATATATAAGTAATAATGGATTTGCGGAAACTTTAAATATAGAGTTAGAAAATTATTGGAAACAAAAATTTAACAATGTAGAATATCAAAATAATGTTTTACAACATAATGATTATTGGAGGAATAAAATTACAGATGAATATTATCACAATTTTGCCTTTATACATAAGTCACAAGAGGGGGAGTCTATATGTTTAGATGATTCAGAACATTCAACGCGATTATTATCGATTCATTCTTCGAAAGGAACTGGAAGAGAATGCGTTTTTGTAATTGGATTATCATCTTCTATATTAAAAGTTTTTACAAATGGTAAGCAGGATTTACAATATGAATCTCTCTTACATGTAGCTTTAACACGTCAGAAAAAGTATCTATATGTATTATATGAAAAAACTAACGATGATCTTTCGACAAGATTTAAACCATATGAAGAAAAGGAACAACCTTATATTCGTAATTCTATTGTGAGCAACAGACCGACTAAATTAGAGAAACTTTCATCTTATATATTAAATAACAATGATGAATATAAAAAAATTAATGAAATTATAGAACAGCACTATCCAACTAATGAAAAATCAGATAGAAAAAAAACATTATTGAAATCATCAATAGAAAAAAAAGATAGTATCGAATATGGTCATCACTTAATTAAATATTGTGCAACTAAATATCTACTAGCAGTAAATATAACACAAGGTAGTAATTTAACTGATAAAAATCAATTTAAAGCTATTATGCGAGCGATTGGTAAATATCGGTTCGAACTAATGCTTTGTAAAGACTATAAAAAACAAATACAGGATAATCTTGATATTACTGAAAAAAATAAATCAAACAAAAAAAATA